GTGTAATATAAGCCATTTATTAATCCTCAGACTTAGGCTTTCTGTTGCGTTTTACCTTTGGAGCCTCGGCAACAACAGGAGTTTTGAAACGCTTCTGAACACCGTAATCAGTTGCGATTACTAAGAAAGAATACTTTTTGCAAATATCAGCTTTTGCCATATCGCTTTTTAGTTGTTCCTTCATTGGCCCTAATTGGCCTCGGTCTTTTAGTGCGATTGTTTCCAGCTCGCCGGAACTTCTCAGAACACCGTAATATAGTGAAAATTTTGTCATTGTTCATAAATCCTTTAAAAGTACCAAGACCGTTTGAAGTTATCGCCCGGCCTCGGTAGCACGATTATTAAACGCTAGTTAAGCGAACGATACCAAGCTCATCAGCAACACCGAAGCCATACTGTGCTTCGATATTAAAGATAGTGTTACCAGTTGCTTTATCCTTATGTCTACGAAGTAGGAAGTTAAAGCCGTTGTAGCTAATAACTGACTGTTCATAAGTTGAAGGATCATTGTTTTGCCACTGCATAGGAGTCGCAACAGCGATACCGCAACCATTAGTAGCGAACCCGACCAAGTTCTCACCAGTTGGGACTTGCTCTTGCTCAAATAAACCACCGTCAAACTTAGCAAAGCTTGTAAGAATCTGGTTATTTGATAGACCTACAGGAGTTAGAGTATTGTGATTCTTAATCACTGGGTCACGCTGTAGAGCCACAGAGTAATCAACATTAAGACAAAGCTTTCTCATTGATGTAGGATACTTACGAATCTGTGCGTTATCTTTTCTAAGGTCGATTACAACATCAGAATCAAAAGCAGTATCGGCACCGACAACTTGAGACTGAGCAAAGTTAGCGGCCAAAATAAGACCATTAACATCGTCAACCATTGTGCGAGCAACGTTTTCAAGTTCAAGCCTTAAAATCGGTGCCATGTCAGTTCTTAGCTCATCAATTTCATCAATAACAATAGTACGCTTTTTGCGTGTATCGATAGCAACGTTTTTATATGTAACAGACTGAGATGAATCAGCCGTTTCATAGTTATTGGTTGAGCTATTCCAAACCGTAGCAGCTCCAGAAGCGGCATAGATTGGGACTTTAACAGTATCACCAAAAACAGAAGGCGAACCGCCAGCAGTCAAGGCGTTAAGGTTAAGAGAGTGGACGCTTAGATCGTCAACTACAAGATTTTCCTGAACGCAAGCCTCAGCAGCCAGGACATTAATATCAGCATTAGCTAGTGTAACAGCCATGATTTATTCCTTATTTATCTTTACGAATATCAGTTTTATTTTCTTTGTAGTAGGCTTGAGCTTCGCCATGCTTACCACTTGATTTAAGATCCATCCAAACATCGTACTTATTTTCAGTTGATGCCTGAACCGGTCTTTCTGTCTTACCTGCACCCGATGCATTCACCGGAGTACCTTCACAAGCTGCTTTTACATCTTCCAAAGATTTACTAGCAAGCTCTTTAGCCTCATGAGTAGTAAACTTATGCTCACCAACTGCATTAAGGATCATAGTAGCCTTTTCAGTTTCTTGTTTTGATGCAACATCCGATTTGGCTGCACTAGCTTTAGCTTCTGCAAGTTCTGCTTCAAGAGCAACGACTTTAGCTTTCAAGTCTTCCTCTTCTTTATCTTCGGCTTTGGCTTCTTCTTCCGGCTTGTCTTCACCCTCATCCATTGCCTTAGTTTCTTCTTTATCTTCATCCATAGACTTAGGCTCTTTTTCTTCGTCCTCTTCCATAGCTTTGGCTTCTTCTTCAACTTCCTTATCCTCTGCTTTCGCTTCGGCATGAGGTTCATCTTTTGTAAACCAAGCTTTCATGTGAGCTAAAAAGCCTGCTTCTTTGGTTTCTTCTTCAGTTGCCATCTTAACAGGCTCCTTATGTTTCTTTTTATAATGATTGTTAATTGATGCGGCTATTTTAATAGACTCTGCTTTACTCGTCGCAAAACCCAATTCAATAGACTCATCGGCTCCCATAAAAGTCTCGTCTGATAATAATTGTTTTAATTTATCTTCAGGCAAACCAGTTGAGTTCATGAAAATATTTAGCATTCTATTATCTATTGCGTCAAGAGTCCCAAGCTGTGATTCAACTTCCTCTTTATTACCCATAAACATCGACCAGCTATTATGGACCATAAGTAAAGAGCCTTCGCCCATTTCCCTATTTTCGCCAGCCATAAAGATAACAGAAGCGGCACTTGCACCTAATCCTAATATCTTTGTATTTACTTTTTTGCCCGATGCCTTCAGAGCGTCATAAATCATTAGACCTTCAAAAGCAGAACCACCGCCAGAAGATATGATAATATTAATTTCATCATCTTTATTGGTTTGTATCGACTCTATTACATCACTTGCTAATACGTCCCAACCTATTTCGCCAAAAATATTAATTGTTGCCATCTTCGAAAACCTCCGTTTCATTTCCTTCTTCCACTTCTGCCGGACTTTTTAGCGTTGTCGGTCTTCTGACTCCGTCTGATTCATCCCAGTTACTTATGGCAGCTGGCGACATTGGGGGTAAACCCGACTCTTTTCTAAACTCTTCTTCGTCTATAGTTTGTGGAGTTATTGAGCCAGCTCTAACACCTACACCATAAGAATCAAATTTTGCTTTAAGTAATTCAAATCTCAATCTTTCTGATTTGGCTTCGGCGTCCCCGTTATCAGTATCACTTGAATCGACAATCTCTGTCTCTCTTTTAATTACGCGCATACCGAAACGACTGTTTAAATCTTCTTCGCTTATCTCGTATCCCGCCTCACTTAAAGTCTTAACAATATCTGCCATCTCTTTAAGCTCTGAAGTACTCTTCAATCTAAATCTGAATACTGGCCGATCTTCTTCTGGACCGTATTGCGCCTCAAATAAAGGCTTTATGATTTGATTGTTTACTGTCTCCTCAATAGCTCTTGCATCACTCGCGAGAATATCACCACGAATTAAATTATGAACTTGAGCGGTAGAACGGTTTGAGTTATCCGCGCTTGATGTAGAGTCTTGACCTAAAATTAATCTGAATATCTGCTTTTCATTTCTATCTAAAAAGGCTTTAAAGTCTTCAGCGTTGAAAGTTCCGGCTGTTGGAAAATCAACTTCCATCTTATCTTTGTCATATAAAATGAAGCCGTCATATGTCATCGACTCCCAGAAGTCCTTTAACGCCTGTTTCTCTTCATTAGCATCGTCATACATTGTTGAATCAATGCTAATCGCTGGCGTTGGCAAGCCGTATTTTTCCAAACCCCTAAGATATTCAATTGTCACAGTTCGCGCGAAACAATATAAATATGCGAGTGGCCTAACTAATCCAGCGCGTAAAGGTTCAGTTTGTCTTGATCCGCTCGCAGTGTGATATATCCACTCTGGATACCTTGGGAATACTTTATTATCTGACTCTTGGCCGATTTGGTTTTGTCCAACGAAATAAGGTAAATCAGAATCTTGATAACTAAATAATGATTGAGCGTATGTCTTAAAGCCTCTTATCGCGCTTCTACCTTCTTCCCATTCTATAGAAGATAAAGCAAAACCCTGCATTACTGCCGATTGTAGATACTCTAATAAATTGTAAAAAGAATCTAATCCTGATTGTGTAGACGGCTGGATTTTAGTAAGTGATTTCCTGATCCATTCAACATGCTCTGAATTAGCGCCTACTATCTCCCATTTTGCAGAAGATATAGCAGCAACCCGAACGCCCCAGGATTGAGAAATAGAAGGATCTTTTTGTATTAACTCGTTGGCAATACGGGATTGTCTTTTTGTGTAGCCATTATTCGCAGACTGAAACGCAGACAAAACCCGCTTAGGATCTAAATCTAAGGTTTCATCATTCCAATAACGGTCAGTCGATTTTGAAACTGGCATTTATAGTCACTTATAAGTTATGTTTATATATTATTATCATTATTATTTATATTTTCAATATATTCTGAAAATTACAATAAAGTAATATCTATTTGTCATATATGATCAGTTAGGACATATCTACATGTCTTTTTTGATCAATCGTAAAAAATCGATTTGAATAGCCTATCTTTTCGCGGTAAGTACTACGACACGGCTTTTTTCTTTACGTTTTTCTTTTTATCGGATTTTTCTTCTTCTTTTCTTTTTTGTTTTCAGATCTTCATGTTATCTCGTTATAAACTGAGTTCATATCTATAATAGCCAAAACCTAAGCCTAAGTGGTAAGATATAATAAAAAGGTTATATCATGAAATTTAAGACTACTTGGCACTTTATGCATTTAATCCTAACTGTACTCACTGGCTTAATCTGGCTGCCGATCTGGATACTATGCGCGCTATCAAATAACTCACATAATAAAAAGATCCAGTTTAATAGAACTATGAGACATTAAGCATCGGGCAAATTTTCACTTGCTGGAATAATTAAACTCGACTTCTTCACATTCTCATTAATTACATTTTGATTATCTCTTGTTGCCACATCTGACAAATCAGCCTTGAATTCATCTTCACGGTTTGAGGCTGTAAAATAATCATAAATCACAGAGGCACTATCCCCGCCTGAGCCTGTCAAATAAGAACCTGAGCCATGATTTGCGGTTATCTCTGTGTCTACTTGAGCGGCGGTTAACGTCGACCTACTCGATATAGCCGCGTCTAAATTATTTAATCGCGCGTCATTTATCAATAACGGATTTGTCGGAACTCCGTCAGTTCCTCTCATATCTGAGTTTGTAACCGTAGTCTGTACTGTAGTTACATTTGCAACTATATCATTTACAGGATCAAAGTTATTTAAGTTATCAATACTAGATTGAACAGCGTCTTGCTTAGTCTCAATTGCTAGCCCTGCCTGAATCTGGCTTATCGGGTGAACGTGATCAGCAAACACAGCAAACTCATCAGTAACACTTGGTGTTAATGTCCAAGGCTCATCGAATGTAAATGTTTTTGTCGTACCATCATAAGAAGTAACTAATCGCGCTTGACCTGCTAATGTACCTGAAGTGAATACAAATGTTTGATCAGCGTAAAAACTCGATGTCGTTTGTGTAAGGTCTGTCTGTATACTTGTAGTTGTCGGCGTTCCAATAGCCTGACCTTCTGCGGATAGCCATGCACTGGCTTGTCTTAATCTTCGCCCTGCGCTTGTCGGGTCGTTGTGAGTTGCGCCTGTCAAAGGCTCGTCCCATACTTTATCCACAATTACATCCTTATCGGCATCTAATAAAGCGTAGTCAGTCTTATCGTTATTGGTAGCAACTATTACTTGATCGGATGCAGGGTCGAAAGTACTAAAGCCTGTAGCCGTTAGCCAATCTCCTTGGTTTTGCTGTAGCTCGTCTGTATCGTCTAGTATATCAGTTAAATTAGATTGTATAGACTCGCTTGCTGCGATAGTTACTGGAGATCTCCACTCAACATCTATACCTCCACCGCCGCTGGTAGAACTCACTACAGGGCGTGCTCCATCTGCTCTATATACTCTACGATTGTCAGTTTGTGAAATATTAGTAGCGGTTGCATTATCTAAATAGATACTTACAACAGTGTTATTGATTTTAAAATTTGCTTCATCCACTGCCGTTACACCGCCAAAAAAATCAGATATCCCTTGACTTGTAGTTGTGTTATATACCCACCAAGCGTAAAACTCTGCCAATGTAAAATCACTAGCTATTGAAATATCTACTTTGTCATTGACATAATCTGCGGTGAATTTAGTAATTGTAGAACCATCTAAGGCTAAAGTATTATAAGCTGTGTCGTCGTCTTGAGTAGTCAAGAAAGATAAGCCATTAGTGCCTAGTATTCCAGTTGCTAACGCTTCACTTTTTGCGCTCGTGCCTGATGTATACGTGGCACGTAGTCTAATAGTGTCACCGTAATCAACAGATGCACTTAGCAAATTAACAGATGTTGAGTATCCTGATCCGCCACTCACTACACTATTATCTATTTCAACTGACTTTGTTACGTTATATATTTGGACTCTTGAACCATCTATAATGCTAGGGGCAGTTATATTAACTGACTGCTGTAAAGTAATATTTGGCCCTGTGTTGGTAGTTACTGTAGCTCCGTTAGTTAAACTTAACGTAATAGCTCCACCACTTGAGTTTGTTACTTCAGTTATTGTACACCCATCAAGTGTATAAGTTCCTGCTGTATCAAAGTCTAAAACACCATTCACATTAACATTAGTTAGTGTTGTCCCTGCTCCACTCTGGTAATTTACGTCACAGTCAAAAGTACCTCCCGATAAAAGAGAGCCATTTAAGGTTGTTACAGATCCAGTTGTAGCTGTAGCATCTCCTGTATACGTTGAGGCTTTAATTGTTACTTGAGGATCGGAGTAAGCGAACACTGAACTAGCAGTAGCGTCTATTACAAGTGTTTTGTTCGAGAGTTCTATCTGATCACCCGATCTAGTGACAATAAAATCAAGGTAAGTCCCTAAATTATCTTCTAAATAAGAAGATGCTCGATCGTAAAATTTAGCAGACGTATCAATCTCTGTATAAGCATCGACCGTTGCTTTGTTTGACTCCGTGATATTAGCGTCTGCGGTAACTGGCTGAATCACTTCAGCAGCCACAATCCTGTTGCCTTGAAATTGTATGTCAAAAATGCTGTATCCGTATTTGTAGCCCTTAAATGTAATTTTGTGACCTGATTCTGTGCGGTCGTCAACTGCTGGTACCGCTCCTGCGCCTGCGCTTGAATTTCGATTATAGAACGCTGATTCTAATACTCG